TGCATCAGGATTAGCATAATTTTTCTGTACGTTTATCTTTCTTGGTGGATTAATGTTGTCTGTAAAGAAGAATAAATTCTCTACTTTATCAATGCCTGTAAATAAAAACTTATCATCAAAGTTCAAAGTCGTATTAACTCCACCACCATTATCTTTACTTATAATATGATAAACGACAATGTTGTTGTTTGAGTTCCAAGAAACAATAAGGTCTAACTTGCCTGTATTACTGTTTGTATAAGCAGGGTCATTAATCATCCAATAGATAGTTTCGTTTGCACCATCTTCAAAAGCACCAATACATTTAGCTTGAGAGGAAAGTGAAATACCATCTACCTGTATGTTGGTTATTAATAGGTTACCTTTCGAGTTCTCTATAACTCCTATTTCAGCACCCTCTGTTGAACCCATACGAACATTTAATGCATCAATGTACTCCCCGTTTGGAACGAGTCGCTCATCAACCATTTTGTTCATTTTACCCTGAGTAAAGTTTCTTGTTATATTCGCCATATTATTTTAGCCACTTATCTCTACCCCTTAAGTTTTGTAATAATCTTCCGGGATGTATGTTACTGATTCTAATTTTTGCATTTCTTAAAAGTGCAGCTTTACGCTTTCTTTTTCTTGCAACAATATATTCTTGAGTATTAAGTTTAGTGCTAAGTATTGCAAACTCAATGTATGCATAGATAAACTCCTCAAACAATTTATTTACTGTAACTAAACTGTCGTCACCGTTTTCCATACCATCAGAAACATATTCAAGTACGCATAATTCTCCTGACATACCTGAACTAAAATTAATCACACCACCTTTAGGATTGATTTTAAAAGTAGGATTAGCGTTTGCCGTCTCTGTATTTAAACCATATCGAGCACCAATACCATATTCGAAATACCAAGCACCATCCACACAATACCCTGACTTACCATAGTATTCAGAGTGTTGGTTTAAGTAGATACTTTGCTTAGTTCCTTTTATTCTGTCGTAATCTAAATCTGAATATTGTGGAGATAAAGCATTACCATCAATGTCAAATAATATTCTACAATCATTGTCTTGTAAATATGCACCGGACCAATTAGTCTGAATGTTTTCTGTTAGAGGCATTAATAAGCCATCTCTATACAAAGAGATTCTTACCCAATTAACATAGTCTGAAGGAAGAACATATCTCAATGTGTCACAGACACTTAGTTCTAATATTTTTATTTCTTTAAATGCATCATAATTTAATTCTTGAATCGCTCTTTTTGCGTGAAACAAAACTTTAAATCTTTCTTCGTTGTTTACCAAGTTATGATTCCCTGAATACATTAACATAAAATTGTTAACGATATCTTCAAGAGAGACATATTGATATGAACCCCAATTTGCATTTTCAGGAGGTAACCCCCCGTTTTCGTAATACTGATATTGTGTTATGTAACTCATAATTATTTCTCTTCTTGATTATTACCTTGCTCTTTTGCTTGTGCAAATTGAACTGCTGCTACCTCCCTTATAGACATACCTGCGTATTGCAGTATCTTGTTTATAAGATTAACCTCATCATCATTTGGTAACTCAAAGTCCTGATAGTCAGGTTGAGATGCATCAAATGCAGGTTCTCCATTAGCAAGTGTTACGAAAGTCCACTTAGGAACAAAAGGAAATCTTATGTATTGACAAACAACTTGTCCCGGATGGTTTACTTCTTCATCAGGAAACATATCTCCAATCAAACCCTCTTGCGTATAAGCAGGGTAGGTTAGGTTAGGTGATGTAAGAATAGAGTTGTTTAGCATAGTAATTTTACTATGAGTAACTTTTTCTGCTTCTTTAATATTTTTCTTTTTGTATATGGTATAGTTTAGTGGGAAAGTATTCACCACGTTTGAAGCCACAGTAAGTTCTGTTCCGGTTGTATTTATTGCTATTATAACTAAGTTGTAAGCTATCCCCCCTATCTCTACACCTACTATATCTCCTACCTCTACACCATCAGCATTAAAGTCTGCCGTTATGTCTACTATTTTATTTTGACCACCAACAGTTCCTGTAGTTGCTCCAAACACAATTACTTTATTATTAATAAGCATTTTATTAATTAAATAGTAATCGTTGTTAGTAGTTAGTAATGAAGGTAGAAAATAACCATTAGTTTTTTGTACACTTTGAATAAGTGGTAACGTAGATGAAAAGGTATCAATAACCTCTTCTAATCCTTTTGTAATATCAGCGTATCCTGTACCTGATTTACGAGCATTTTCTTTGTTAATCTGATAGTTGTAAGAATAAAAATAATCTTCAAATAAATCTAACTGTGCTTGTTTTGCAAATAAGTTAAAATCCGATGGGGATATATATCCGTAGTTATTCTTATTCAGTACCGACATTACTGTTTGTCTAACTGAATTTATCATCTGTCATTCTTTTCTACAAAGATAATGAAAAAAAAAGAGGAGTCAGAAAATCCGACCCCTCTCGTAATGTGCTAATAATCTATTTACTAATCTAACAGACTCTCTAAGTGTTTCAACACTTCTAATCCATCATCACTTTGTAAATAAGAACCAATTACATCAATAGGTTCTGAGCCAAACGGAACATTTAACATTTTTGTTTTATTCTGTGGTGTGTTATACCACACCTCTTTTCCGTTCTTTCTTGTTTTTAAAAGTGCTTGGTCTAAAAATCTTTGAATTGTACCCATAAACTTTAAATCAGGGTCATTAACCACTTCTAAGAAATCTTCAGAATTGTTCCTCGCAAATACCAATACATCTCTTTTAAGTTCTGCTGAAGACATTTTTGATGTGTCAGTTCCAAATAAAACTCTACATACATTTTCAAGTTGTTCAAGAGATAATTTTTTAGCTTCTGATAATGCATCTGCTGCAACCATTAACTCTTCTACTTCTGCTGCTGCATCTTTAGCTTTATCCATTTCTACAAACTTCTTTCCATTAAGAGGGTGTAGAAATAAAAACTTTTGTAACATTTGGTTTTCCTTTGTAACGTGCAAGAATCCGTCTTCAAATATGATAGGCTCCATTAGAGCGTTATCATCTTGTTCATCTACAAAAATAGATTTTTGATTTCTTGCGTAACGAAGTTCTCTATTGACTCCCGTCTCGTCATCAAAGTGTAATAGTGTAAATCTTTTAGTGTGTCTTGTTGGTAGCATAAAGGATAAGGGTGCTACTTCCCTTGTTAATTTGTAACTCTTAGCTACAAAATTAGTTGCATTTTTCTTTGCCATTATATTTAAAATTTAATTAAAGTTAAAAAAAAGGGAGTGTCTTTGAAGACACTCCCCTAATATTATCTACTTATTACTCTTGGAATAAGAAGAAGTTGTTTGCACCTAACGTACATACTGCTCTTTCAGATAAGAAGTGAACCTCCATTGCATCTAAGCTTGAAGTTTCTGCTCCACCTGCTGAACCTGTAATCCACGTTTTGTAACGTCTATCTTCTGTTTCAGAAGCTCTGTATCTAACGTGCAAGAATGGTCTCTTAGCATTTTTACCAAGAACTTGGTCATATACTGAAGTTGAACCTGCAGGAACTAACAATCCATTGATTCTACCTGAACCTGCAACTGCAGAAAGACCACCTCTCATTGTTGGGTCATTCAAGTATTTCCAATCAGACTTATAGAAGTCATAACCTCTTCTAAATCCTGTGAATCCTAAGTTCAATGCCATTTCTTTTTCGTTGTCAAATAGACCGTAAGAAACACCACCTGCTGCGTTAGAAGACTGTAAAGAAAGCATATCGTCAATGTCGAAAGAGAAATCTCTATCTACAAATACTACGTTTTCTTCGATTGCTCCTTGCTTGTCAAGTCTTGAAATAACTGAATCCCACTCAGAAAGAAGAGTTGGGTTTCCACCACCCCATACGTTACCTCTTTGCTCTACAACATAGAAGATACCTTCAGAACCTTTATCACCAACACTGTTGTTAACTGCTTGTGTAGCTACACCACCTGCTGCTGCTGCCGGAACTGCTTCAATCATTGCAGTCTCAAGATAATCGTCAAAACGTAATCTTGTTTCGTGCTCAGACTTCAAGTACCATAGGTATCCGTTTGCTCCATTTTCAGTTGTAATTTCTACCCAACCGATTTGAGCCATATCAGAACCTGATACTGCATACTTGTCTTTAATGATGATAGGAGAATTCTCAAAGATGAAGTCGTCAGATTCTAAAGAACCTTCCATTCCACTTGTTCCTTTTTTGAATTCAGAACCATAAATAAATACAGTGAATTTAAGACCTGCACCTGCTACAGGAATACCACCTGCACCATATGTAGCTACCTTAAACGTTTTTGCAGTGTAATCTACTTCAGTTACAATACACTTAACTGAACCTGCACCTGCGTTGTCAGAAACCATTACGGTTTGTCCAACTCTGATTGCGATAGAGTTATTTGCACTGAAAGCAGGATTACCTGCATCATTTACTGCTAAAGTAAACTCAACATCATTAATAGCTGCTGCAGTTGTACAGTCAACATATTTAGTGTGAAGTCTACCTTGTTCTGCCCATTTGATAAGGTCAGAGTTAGATGGCATCTCTGCTCCTACCATTCTTAAGAATGAAGAAATAGTTCTATTGCCATATCTTTCGAATTCTTTTTCGTAAGTATCCGGAAGATACTGATTTAGGAAATCGAAGTTTTTAATGTAGTTTGACTTCAAAGGTACTCTTTGAGCACTTGGTTGTAAGTCAAAACCGGGAATTGCATCTACTGCCATTTTGTTTGTTTTTTTAGTTTAATAATTTATTTTCTACTCTTAATCCGTAAACTTCTTCCGTGGTCGTTGTTTACAGACTTTATTTGCATCCCTCCTTTTGTTGATACTTCAGGAGCACTACGAGTCGTCATATTTATATTTTTTAACTTCTTCATTGTGTCTTCTGCTGCAGCACTTTTGCCTTGTTCAAAAAAGAACTTAGCAAACTTGTCGGGGTGCATCGCCATCGCTAATGACCTGTGATATCCTCTTGCATCATTCATCAATCCATCTTCATCTAAAAACTTCTTTATAAAGTTTGAAGGGTCAGATTGAATCTTCTTGGTTTCGGAAGCATCACCGGGTGAAAAATAAACTTTGTTGTCGTCAAGCGTAAACTCAAAACCTTTGAACTCACTAAACACATCGTCAGTCTTCTTAGTAAACATATCTCTTTTTAAAGCATTCTGTTCACTTACTGTCTTCGCTTCTGCTATATATTGCTTATATGCTTTGTAATCTTCATCTTCAGCTTGAGGACTTGAATCCCTTCTCGACTCGAGAGGAACTTTATAAGACTCCTGTTGCTCTTCAAAAAACTCCTTAGCTTTCGCAATAGTTTTTTTCTTTGCTAATTTTATTTTCTTAATAGCTTTTTCATCATCTATATCTTCATCATAGTGATAGTCTTCCATTAAGTCTTCAATATCTTCTGCATCTAAACCTTTTTCAGTTGCAGATAAATATTCTCTTAGCAAGTTGTCAGGTTCCATTTCATCATAATTCTTTTGCAGTTTTGCAAAATCATCGAATCCACGACCTGTGTCTTTTTTATATTTAAGATATGTAGAAACATCTTCAGGGAGAGGCTCTTCCTCTCTCTGTTGATTTAGTTCGTCAAGAGATTTAAACTCTTTTCCATATCTGTCACCAATAAATTTAAGAACTTCTTCCTCGTTTAACTCTGAGGATTGAGTTTTAATTTCTTCGTTAACCTTAGGCTCTTCAGCTTCAGGCTCTTTTTGTACAGTTTCTTCTTTAACTTCCAACTTAGTAGCTACAGGTTCATCACTGTTTACTTTTGCTTCGTGCTTTTCTAACAACTCGTTTTCAACTTGTTGTACAGACTTTTCTTCAGCACCTTCAACTGCTCTTACTTTTATTTCCATATTTGATTAAATTTAATTTTATACAAAGTTACACAAAAATTATTATAGTTTTAGACGGTTATCTTGGGTTGAACTCTGCCAAGTCAAAGCCATCTAAACTATCTTCGTTTGATTCAAAATTTATTGGAGGCAAGTTATTTCTTCTCTGATTAATCATTTTAGATTGCTCAGTGTTAGCTTGACTTATTCTTGAAGCTTTTGCATCTTCTCTTTGTGTCTCTCTACCCTGAAGTGCTTCGGCATCAACCTCTCTTAGTTGCATATTTAACTCAAACTCTTGCTGCATCAACCT